CACAGCAAGTGCATCTCCCGGGGCAAATAAAGACCCCAGAGATTATACACTAATCTCCCACTCCCAATTAAGGGAGCGATAGTCGAAGTGACTATGCACCAGGGATCCCCCTAGAAGGGAGGTACCCACCGCGTTTTGATGTAGGCGGTACGCGGACGCCCAGCGCGTTCCAAGTGCTCCGCATCAAACGTAGGCTCAGGGCCCCGCTTGAGGAAGAACTTGAGCAAGGCACCTGGACCATCGAGAGGATCTCTCGGGGATCGAGATGACACCACATGGGCCTTAACCAAAGGCCTATGGAGGTGCTCGTCTTCTTTCTCGGAAACATAGCCAAGAAAGGAGTGACGACCTAACGCAGGGGAGGTAGGTTCGACAGTGGGAAAAACAGAAAGCAATCCCTCTATCTTACCATCTAACCATTTAGCAGTAGCCCAGTTACCAGCAAAATATAGCTGATTTCTGAGTTCCACAAATGATACCACCTCTGCAACTTGCTGCCGCCGTTGCGGAAATACTCTGCGAACCTTGACAATACTAACGTCTTGGCCAGCATAGTACTCTTTACCACAAGACTCCCGGAACGAACCGTTCCAGAAGCTCTTGGGGCGACCCACTTTTGCACCGTAGTGCTCAAGAAGGTCGACGACGGTATGCACATAATCTACGGGAACAACGAGATCATCCCCGTAGACACGCACCCGACCAAGAAACTCCAAAAGTTGGGATTTCTTGGTAAACCGGTGTCCTTGCTCTTTCTCAATCCCTAAGAAGATGATGGTCAAAAAGACCATAGCCTCAAAGGGAAAGCAAAGAGCCGAACCCATAGACGCGAACTTGGATAAAGGTATTATCCCAAATCCAGGAACAGAGGCCCGTTCGGATCGGCAGGCGAAGATGGCAGACTCAGAAAGTCTGTTTCTCTCGACCAGCTTACGGACGAGCTTAGAAGACACCCTATCAGAAGCCTCGCTTAGATCAAGCGTGGCAAGGTCTCTAGTTAGAGAACCCTCCTGAGCCAAGAGCTGGTTAGGCTCTTGGGAACGGGTACCAATAAATCCATTCAGGAAACTCGAATGGATTTTCCGCATAATCACCTCAAGCAATCCTTGCTGTACATACTGTACAGAGGAAGGCTCAATGGCGATAATGCGGGGCGTCTTCTGCGTCTTAGGAACTGAGATAACTCTACAAGGTATCTCAGAACCGGGTTCGTGGAAGTCAACACCGTCATCCTCAAAAGCATCGCCAATATAGCGTGCATTTGGATAGAGAAAGTCTCCAACATGGAAGACTGACTCAAGACGGTCGGTCCAGTACCGGCTAAGATACTTACCATTACTGGTAAGTCTCTCGGCAACAGCACCGGGACCGTGTTTCGGGATAATTCTCCCCGTCCAGATCTCACGATCTAGATACGAGAAGAGATCACGGAACAAAAGTTGAGCCATACGGCCGAATTCATCAACATCAGAATTAGGCAGACAGGCTTCAACATTGCTGACCTCCATATCACATTGGATGTAATCGGACATAGCCTTACGCTCCCTCTCGGGAGTGCAAGGTAGAAGCATCTTGCTAAAGATCAAAGTCAATTGTCTTATAGCGTAGATAGCCTCGATATCTGGTTCGTCCAAAAGGACACCAGTACTAGAACTGAACACCCGCTCCGTGAAACCTCTCAGAAATGAGGGGAGACACGAGCCTACCTTCTTAAATGAAGGAAAGGCTTCGGGAACGATAAATCCTTGGTCAAGACAGTACTGAAAGTCTTTTCCAAAGGTTGGAAGGGTTATCGTGAGAAACGATAAACCCTCGTGTTCAGAACGTCCACGGACGGTATTAACGTCCATGGTGGTGCTAGTGCTACACCTGTCAGCCATTTCATTGGCTAACACATTCCAGAGTGCGATCAGGCTTTTCATAGCCCCTCCTAATAGAGGTGGTTATCCTTAGCCTATCGTACTGAAGGGAGAACATCCGTAGAGGGTTTACAAGCCCCTACTGACCAAATCTGTTAGAGATGGTCAAGGATGTTCAGGCCTATCGTCAAGCCCCCGAGTAGCGCAATAACCGCAATGATCAAAATGATCGTCACGGCATGTTGCGTTCCCGAGGTTGCGTGGTTATAATCATAATCGCCGCGCAAAGCTACCTCCTTTCTAAGGATTCGACCAAACCTTCAAGAGTAAGAAGGATGGACGACAACATTACACGGAATTTTTCAACGATCACCACAACGGTAATCGAGGAAAATATCCAAGGCAGATTGAGCTTTAGCTCTCTCCGCCGAGGACCTTTTCCGTGAGCGAGTACGTTGAAGCCGAGAGAAGGCCAACAAGGCCTTCAACCAGTTTCTTCGCCTCTGCAACGGAGTATCCATTATCAGGACGGTCTACGACGAGATAAACACTCATCGAAACTGCCTGTTTTTTGGATTCTTCGTAAATGTTGGTAGCTAGCTTTTCGACGTCGATCCGCACGAGATGACGCTTCCGATTATTGCTGGTCTCAGCAGTGCTGAGAGTCAGCTTATTCAGACCGTCAGAAGTGCTGTAGACGGAGCTAAAGTTCCCAGTTGAAACTCTGGGAGCCGTAACTTCGGTTCCAGCAACTTCCTTGAATTTCTGCGGGTCGGTCAGTGCCATAGGCACACTCCTTTGTAAACGGTGGCTCGTGCCACCTGGTGTTTGTAGTAGTGAATTAACTACTTCAACACACGGGTGATACCGAGTGCTGCAGTTATGGCGAGTTGGGTGGGTGACAAACCCTCCCAGCCTACACCAAACCCGAAGGGGTTAGCGGGACAGCGAGCCTTGGTGACCGTTTGGACACCAGCGGCGCATCGTCCACCCTTTACAGTGGTGGCTTCACTTTTTGAACCTGATTTAAGGCGCAAGTAGGTGAAATCACCATATTGGGTGTAATAGGTACTAATGGTTTCTTCCATCATGTACCCATACCGCATCACAAGACCGGCGGCTGCGAACTGAGAGATGTTTGAAAGAACATCTCCTACATTCGTAAACCAATCGACGGCCCAACTCCACGGCGTGAGCTCCCAAAGGAGCTCCGGATCGAGATTAAGTCCATAGAGCTTATCGGCATCACTGCCGAAACCTAGGGCCCTTCGGAAGTTGTCAGTTCCCGAAGGACCACCATAGGTAAAACAGCCCTCAAACCATCTCTTTCGTTCATTTTTGCAAATGATACGTCGTGGTTCTGCGGTGCTACCAGCCCAGAGAAAGTTACTACTGAGCGGTAGCAGGGCGTACCCTGGAGAAATTTCTTCCTCCACCGTAGATGCCTCAGGAGAGAAATCAAATCGCCGATACGTATTCCTACCTTCACTATGACGATAATTTTGCATTATGTCACGGTGATGCCGGGCAGCGTTCGTTACAGAGTGAACTTCACTCACTAACGGCGCCCACCCGAACTGGTAGTTCAAGTACTCAGACCCTGCTTCACGCAGTGCTTGAGTCTTTCTTCGCCAAAGCTGGATGCCAGGGAGAGAAGGAATTCCCTCTCTGACACCTTCAGCCAAAGCAACCGAAAGATTGGCGGTTGGATTAGTTGGCGCTACTAGGTGTATTGCAGTGGCACCGTCAGCAATCATGCTTGATTCAGCAGGTTTGCTAGGCGGATTGCCCTTGTAATGAGCACCAATAGTAGGTGAGCCGACGAAAGGACCGTAGATAGGACCCGAATATTCCAATTCGAGTTTTTTATCGACGGCTCGATCAACGGACCCTAGTCTATTAAAAGGACTAGAGTGGACCACGTAAAATGGTCCCCCACTTTCCCGTTTACCGGTTCTCCGGTTAATGGGATGCCCCTCTGACTGATATAAAATATCAGTCGACGACCCAAAATTCAGCGTTTCCGGACTCCCAACCTTTGCTCCCGTTTTCACGAGAGTAAATTGGGGAAGAACTAGCTTATTGCTAGTAGTCCTTTTCCGCGGAAGTACTTGAGTCGTCACCTGAGAGTTCCCTTCTTGTGTTTTCAGATTACTCTGAATGGCGGGTATGCACAGCAGGCCCAACCTATACCCCGGTTAGGCACCATTACGGCTATTACGCCAGTTGGTGCCCCGGGCATGAAGGTCTCCCTTCATGCATGGTTGGG